TCACCGAAGAAGCGCTCGAAGCGGCTTTTCAGTCGCCGGACAAAGCCAGTGTGTTTCGCGCTCACTTGAACCTTTGGATTGCATCTTCAAAGGCGTGGATTCCCGCTGGTGCATGGGACGGCTTAAAAGTTGAAGACATGCCTGATGGCGGCTGGCTATGCGTCGACCACAGCATCGACGAGTCACGCTACGCAGGGCTGCGAGCGGCTGTCCGAGCTGATGGCGTCGTCGTTTGCAAGGTCGAATTCGTCACCGACACAGAAGCCAAAATGTGGGAACAGATTGACACAGTGCTCGAAAACCCAAGTGTGCAGCTTGCAATCACCCCGACCCTCGCTTTGCATGTCCCGCCCCGGCACGAAAAGCGCGTCACCCAAGTCGGCTATGGCGAACTTCAACGCTTCACGCCACTTGTCAAAGCCATGATCGCCGAGCGACGCCTCGGACACATCGGCGAGACATTGCTAGCAGAACACGTCAACAGGGCAGTCGGCGTCCGGACGCAAGGCACGTTCGTAGTCAGCTCACAAAAGTCACCGGGCCCAATTGAGCTGTGCCGCTGCATGATCTTTGCTGCAGCACTGGCGTCGAAGCCTCAGTCAAATGTCAAGAAAGCGATGATGGGCGCCGGATAGTTGCAAATGCAACAGTCTTGCTGTACTGTGTCCGCTGGATGGGTCTGTTCAATCGTCGCGTTACCGCTCCCGCTATGGGTCAAGCGCCAGTAAAAGCTGCCGCCGGCGCTTCCCAAGTCGGCTCGTTCATTAACTACACGACAAGCTTTACCCTTGAGCGCGCTTTATCGGTGCCAACAATCGCCCGGAGCGTCGCCCTTATCTCATCCATGATCGGCACCCTCGAGCTGAAGCAATTCACGCGACGTTGGAACGGCGATGAGTATGACCGCGTCTACCTTCCGCAAGAAACTTGGATGGATAGACCTGATCCTAAAGTGACGCGCAACTTCATCATGTCCAACACCGTCCAAGACATGATGCTGTACGGACGCGCATTCTGGTACGTGACAACCCGCTACTCGAACGGCTTCCCAGCGTCTTTCACTTGGCTGCCGAACGCGAACGTCAGCACACCGAACCAGCAAGGCCCACAATTTTTCGGAATGCCCGACACAATTGAATTCAACGGCTTAGACCTCGACGTGAACAACGTCGTCACATTCCTATCGCCATTTCAAGGCATTGTGTACAGCGGAGCCCGCCACATCAACATGGCCGTTCACTTCGATCAGGCCGCTGACAAGTACGCCAGCCTTGAGACCGTCCCCGGCTACTTGCAGCAACGCGGCGGCGAAACAATGAGCGGCTCGGAGCTCAGCGAATTGGCTTCGTCATGGGCCGCCGCTCGTAAAGCAAACGCTATTGGTGCACTAAACGACCTCGCCGAATTTGTCGAATACAAAAAAGACCCAAGCGAAGTCGTCGCTGACATGCGACGCTTTGAGGCGCTTGAGCTGTCGCGTCTGTGCAACATCCCCGCCTACCTCGTGTCGGCACCAGTCGAAGGCGCGTCGTTCACCTATCAGAACGCGACACAAGCCCGCCAAGACCTTTACCTCTTCGGCGCTCGCCCCTTTATTGACGCCATCGAAGAAACCCTTTCGCTTGACACCATCCTGCCCCGAGGCCGCTACGTCGAATTTGACATAGATGAATACCTCGAAGAAAACGCCATGACAGAACTACCGGGTGCACCAAGCGCGCCGGAAGGAGACGACCAAGATGATTCGCTTTAATGCTGATCCTGAGCTCATCATCGCCCAAGCTGGTGACGAAGCTCAGCCCGCCAAGATTGCTGGTATCGCTGTTCCTTGGGAACCAGTGAGCGCCACAGTGTCAGACGGTACCCGCGTTGCTTTCAAGCGCGGCGCTTTCGACCTCAACGCGAAGGCCGCCAAACTCGTCGAGAATCACGACCTCACACAACTTCGCGGCACCGTCACCGTCAGCGACGGCGAAGAAGGCCTAGAATTTGAAGCGACGTTTGCGAACACTGCCGCTGCACGTGACGCAATCGAATTGGTGAAAGCAGGAGCTTACGATTCCGTCAGCGTCGGAGCGAACCCCATCAAATACAAGTACGACAAGAACGGCACGATGATCGTGAGCGAAGCTCAACTTATCGAATTGTCGCTCGTCGCGGTGCCAGCCTTTTCGCAGGCTGTCATCACCGAAATCGCAGCTTCCGCCGAGGAAGATGCACCAGAAACGACACAAGAAGGAGAAACCCAAGTGTCAGAAAACATCACCGTCGAGGCAGAAGCCCCGGCAACCATCCCAACCCAGCCGATCTACGCGGCTGCGGCTCGTCCGTTCGTTATGCCATCGGCTGCCGAATACATCTCGAAGTTCCTGCAGGGTGGCTCCGAGTGGGCAGAGTTTGACGCACGCTTGCGCGCAGCTGCTCCCGACGTGGTCACGACTGACACCCCCGGTGTCTTGCCAAAGCCGATTGTCACCCCGGTCTACAACTCGCTTCGAGGCATCCGCCCAGTCATCGACGCAATCGGCACCAAGGCCATGCCACAAGGCGGCAAGGTCTTCATCCGCCCAGAAGTCACCACCCACACCACGATTGGCGCCAGCAACGGCGAAAACCAGCCTCTCGATTCCGGCACTTTCGTTGTGTCTGAAAACCAAGTGACGAAGGGCGTCTACGGCGGCTACGTCAAGGTGTCCGAAGAGACAATGGACTGGTCACAGCCGGAAGTCGTGCAGCTTATCCTCGATGACATGGCACGTGCTTACGCAAAGGCCACAGACAACGTCGCAGCCGACAACCTCGTTACCGGCGCTTCGACCACGACGAACTTCACCGTCGCGAGCATCACAGACCCGGCAGAGTGGGCACGCTGGATGTACACCGCTGCAGAAGGAATCTTGCAGAACACCCAGTACCTCCCAAGCCATCTCTTCTTGTCAGCGAACATGTGGCGCGCGCTCGGCCTTTTGGTCGACAGCTCAGACCGTCCGCTGTTCCCGCAGGCAGGCCCGATGAACGCATTTGGTGCAATGAACCCCGCAGGCACACAAGCCAGCGCATTCGGATTCACCGTCGTCGTCGACGCCAACTTTGCCGATGACACCGTCATCGTCGGAGTGCCCGACGGCTACGAAATCTTCGAGCAGCAGAAGGGCGCGATCAGCGCCGAGGCAAACGACGGCTCACTCAGCCGAACCATCGCTTTCCGGGGCTACCTCGCCACCCTCATGATCGAGGCTGGCAAGTTCCGCAAGGCCGCGTTCGTCTGATCTAGACGCTGACGACTAACGGAGGAGGTGAGAAGTGACCACGCCAACATTCCCCATCGCAATCGACAAAACCATTACGAACATTGAGGCAACGTCTGGCACGTTCACTCTCACCCTCTCCGACGTCAACGGCTTGCTCGTGGGCTCCACCGTCGATATCGGCGGCCTGCCCACAGCAGCTTGGAACACTCTTGGCGAAACACTCACAGCAGTCAACGCCACAACTAAAACAGTGCAATACACGCACGGCAATTTCACCGTCGCTTCGCAGGAAGTGTGGGGACAACTGCACGTCGAGACGACTTGGGCAAGCGTCACCGATGTTCAGAACTTCCTAGGCTTCACTGCAAGCGGCGATGAATTGACATTCCTCACTACATGCACTGACGCAGCTAATGACCGCTGCTGGTACTACCGCGCTCGAGCAGGCTACGAAGACCATCCCAACGTGTCCCCCGGCTCAGACGTCAAACTCGCAGTCATCCTTTACGCCGCTGGTGCCTACCGGGAACGCGGCTCAATCGACTCATTTGCTTCATTCGATTCAATGACCGTGTCCGCCCCCACAAACGCGACACTAGGCCGCGTCCTACAGCTTCTAGGCTGCAAACGTCCACAGGTGGGCTAATGGCAGCCACCGGCATTTTCGCAGAGACCATCACCAACATTGCGGGCATTCTGACGGCGCTCGGCCTTAAGCCGATTACTGACCCGCGCAACGCTCGGCCCGGCACAGTGCTCGTCGAGCTGCCAACCTTTCTGGGCTTTAATGCCAACATTGCCAATATCACAGTGCAGCTGCGAATTCTTGCAGCGCCTCCCGGCAATACAGACGCTACAAACTACCTCATCACCACAGCAGACACAGTCATGAATTCATCACTTGCTGTAGTCGACGGTAGACCTTCAATAGTAATAATCGGAGGGCAAGAACTGCCCTGCTACGACATGACGTGCCGCGTCGCCGCTAAGCGCGTCTAAGGAGAAAAAATGGC